GCGGTAGTGGCTTTATCTATGCATCAAGTATTGTTGTTGCAATGAAGAAGATGAAGTTGAAAGAAGACGAAGACGGTAATAAGATTACAGAAGTTATGGGCATCCGTGCTGGTTGTAAAGTAATGAAAACACGCTATGCAAAACCGTTTGAAGGTGTGCAGGTTAAGATTCCTTATGAAACTGGTATGAATCCTTATAGCGGCCTAGTTGAATTGTTTGAGAAGAAAAACTTGTTGGTTAAGCAAGGCAATCGACTCAAGTATGTTGACTTAGCAGGTGTCGAACATATCGAGTATCGTAAGCAATGGAATGGTCCTAAACTCGATATGATCATGTCAGAGTACAACGAAAAAACAGCAGTAGTGGTAAATACCGGTGATGTTGTTGAAAGTGCAACTGAAGATCAAATTGAGGAATCTACTGTAAATGATTAATGAAGAACAAATTAGCGATATCTGGGCATTATTTAAAGAATATATTGACAAAAAACAATTAGACATTGTTGCTGAAAAATATGTCGATATGCTTGCTGACTACGGTGTTTCTGACTTAGACTTTAAAAGTGTATTAGGAAGTGATGCTGCATTAGACGATGCAATTAATTACTATCTTGATTTAGATAGTGATGACGAAGATAACGAAGATTACGAGGATTAATAATGGGCTGGTATTCAGACGTATCGCGTGACATTTCTAAAATTCCTGATGCAGTAGCGCATTATGAAAACGAAATGATATCTGCAAGACAAGAGGTGAAACTCAAAGGTAATGTAGAACGTGCTGCGGCTGAAATGCCAGGCATTGTTGAACAACGCTTTAATCAACTTCAAGAGATTGAAGCTATCCTCAACTATTTAAATATCGAGCTACGTAGGTTGCGTAGCTCGTATTTTAAGAAATATCTTGAGAACTATCAACGAGCTCTGTCAAGCCGTGACGTTGAAAAATACGTTGACGGTGAGGCAGATGTTGTTGACTACGAAAAGATCATTAACGAGTTTGCACTACTGCGCAACAAATGGCTAGGTGTTCTTAAAGCACTTGATCAAAAGCAGTGGCAAATTACTAACGTAGTTAAACTACGAGTAGCTGGCATGGAAGATGCTAGCATATGATAGATTTTTATTGTATCCATAAAGAAAACGATGTGCCTTCGCAAGCACCGTTAAACGATGCAATCGCTTCTGGCAAAAAATTTAATATAAATGTAATTCCTTATGCAGGGGTGTATTCGAATATTGATGACATAATTGCCAAAGAAGGATTAATTATAAATCCAGGCGGATCTCACAAAGTAACACGCAGGGGCAAAGGTGTTTTGGGATGTTTTCTTTCGCATTATTTTTTGTGGAAAAAATGTGTTGAACTTAACATTCCAATTGGTGTATTAGAGTATGATGCAATTCTTATCAAAGCATTACCCAAAAATATATTGTTGCAATTTAATGATTACCTAAACTTAGATTATACTAGACATACGCATTTGGGGCTATCATCTAAGGGTCACGAATACACGGAACAAATTGAATTAGAAAAAAATAATTTAGTGGAAGTAAAACCTTTAATTGAAATTAGTAAGAGCACAGTACATAGTTTTAAATATATCAATAGCAACCATATTAAAGGAGCATTTGGATATATTATTAAACCCGCTGGCGCTGCTAAATTAATTCAAGCAACGAAAAAGTATGGAATTTTACCAGCAGACGTACAGCCTAATTTATTATATTGTGAAATGAAATACACTACACCTAGCATTGTTATGTTAAATCCAAAAGGTATAAAGGATCGATTTGGCGGATCACATACTAATTCTGGAAATTTGTCATCGTAATGGAACAATTAATAGAAACTAGAGAAGGTTGGTGGTGGCCAAAGCATGATGTTGCATGTTGGAGATACTTGTCAAGAAGACAAGATGTTCCTAAAAACGTCGCCGAGTATACTGAAAAGAAACAAGTAGTAGTCCAAGCGGGCGGAAATGCTGGAATGTATGTAAAGATGTACGAAGACATTTTTGATACTGTATATACATTTGAACCTGACCCAGTAAACTTTTATTGTTTGACAAAAAATACATCTACTAGGACAATTAAATTTCAAGGATGTTTAGGGGATAAACCAAACTTTGTAAACTTATCCTATGATGAGGTTCATCATAAAAAACCCAATAGTGGCGGATATCGTGTTAAGGGTGAAGGAAATATTCCTACACTGATACTTGATAATTTAAATCTGCCTATTGTGGACCTAATACATTTAGACATTGAAGGTTTTGAAAAGTTTGCATTATTGGGTGCTGTTGAAACTATAAAAAGATGTAAACCTGTAATTGCGTTAGAGCTAAATGGACTAGCAGAAAAATATAATCATACAGACAACGATGTTAAAACTCTTATGACTAGTTTAGGTTATAACGAAATAGGAATAGTTGACGATGACGCAATTTTTAAATTCAATGGATGAAGCAGTTACATTAGTTAATAGTTTTTATTTTCCAAAAATTGGCGCAACAAATGCTGCTAAACAAAAAAGTAATTGGGCATTGCAGCCTAATCAAATAGCAAGTCATGCTAAAGAAAAACAAGTTTGCATTCAAGCAGGCGGTAATGTAGGTTACTATACAAAGATATATGCAGAGCTATTTGATACAGTATATACATTTGAACCCGATCCTCTAAACTTTTATTGCTTAAATAAAAATGTTCAAAATCCTAATGTTATTAAATTTCAAAGTTGCTTAGGCGATTCACATCAATTAGTTAGTATAGCTTTGCCTGCATCACATGTAAAAAAAGGCATTAACATTGGAACATATCATATAGCAGGTAAAGGAAACATTCCTACATTATTAATTGATGATTTAAATTTAGATGCTTGTGATTTAATACATTTAGATATTGAAGGTTTTGAAATTAATGCAGTTAATGGTGCAGCTAACACTATTGCCAAATATAAACCTACTATATGTTTAGAAATCAATTCTGCATTAAACAACTTTAATTATTCTAAAGATGCGGTATTTAATTTGATGCAAGAGTTAAATTATGTACAAGTTGATCATATTAACGAAGATTATGTTTTTCAATATCGAGTAAACTCATGATAACTAATACAACTATTTTTACAGGCGGCGATTCAAAGTATTGGAAGCAATACGGCAAATCTTTTGTTAAAAGTTTTAAACATTTTAATCCCAATACAGATGTCTTCATACAAATATTCAATCCTGACAGCAATGACCTTGCTGAATTAAATTCTTTAGATTGTAAATATAAAGTAGAAACTATAGATCAATCTTATATTGATAGATTAACTACTGCGCACCTAAATATTTTTAGTAATAATTTAGACGAAGATTTAAAATCTAAACTTAACTTTGGAATGAAGTTTTCTGAAAAGAACTACGGTTTTGTTACACTTGAAGATAAAATGAGGCATCTTATTACCTTTGCAGTGTATGCAAGTTTTAGATTTATTAGATTAGCAGAATTGTGGGACGGAAGGAATCCAGTTGCAGCGTATGATATGGATACAATATGTCAATCAGAAATTAATATAGACGAAATGTTAGGATTAAATGATGCTGGATGTCTTTCAGTTAAGGGTGATCGACTAGTAGTTAGTTTAGTGGCATTTCGAAATAACAATCAATTATTAGCCGAATGGGGTGCTAGTCTACAACACAGTTTTAACAGTAATAGTGTTTACGGATTTTTAGATCAAGACACATTTATTCATTGTGCAGCAAATTATAATATTACGCCTATAGATAAAAAATTCTGTGACCATACTAAAAAATCAAATAATGCATGTGTAATCACAGGCAAAGGTAATACAAAATGGAGTCAACGATTTCAAATAGCACAAAGTCGTTGGCTTAATTAAATGTGTATTCAAATGTATCAATATCTTCTTCGTAAATAGATTTAATTAAATCAACACTGTAACTATTTGTAAATATATCTCGATAAGATTTACTACTAGGGCCTTTATTAGTTAAAGGAAATGTCATATTTTTAAATATATCAATATTGTGTATTTCATTAATCTTTTCAAATTTAATAATCTTATTAACTGATAACGTATTAGATTTTAACCATGTACTTTGACTATGTGCTAGACTAAACCATGTGTTGTCCCAACATTGGTTGTGATATTTTGCTAACCATTCATCAAAACTACGATTCATAGTTTTATATTCTTTAAGAACTATGTCAACATTATCCTGAACTTTGTTAGTTTTTTTACCTGCAAATAGTGCTTTAAGACCTTGCCTAAGAACTTCTTGTCTAAAGAAAAACCAACTTGCAACCCTGCACCACGGGTTTCTGACAATAGTAAAAACATATGGAGGTACTAACGGACATATAAATGAGTCAACGTCGGCTAATGTGCTGTGATAATTATTATTTAATGTTTTATTATTAGTAATAGTTGCGTACTTGTAGTTTTCATTAATTAATGTAAGTACACTTCGCCCGGCAGTTTTAGGTATATGAATAAAAATAGCAGGAGTTGGAGATTGTATGTAGTAACTCATAAATATATTTATTAATTAAGTACACATATAAATATCTATATGAACAAAGTAGTTTTAGTCACAGGGGGATTTGACCCTTTACACAGTGGGCACATTGCCTATTTCAAAGCAGCAAAAGAATTAGGCGACCATTTAGTAGTTGGCCTAAATTCAGATGAATGGCTTACTCGTAAGAAGGGTAGGCCTTTCATGCCTTTTGCAGAACGAGCAGCAATTATTAAAGAGCTTGCTTGTGTAGACGAAGTCATTGGATTTAACGACGACAACGATAGTGCGTGTTCTGCAATTATGCAAGTACTATCAACTAAAGGTAGTGATTGGACTATTGTGTTTGCCAATGGCGGCGATAGAATAAACACAAATACACCTGAATACAAAGTATACGGTGATCATTCAGATGTAGAATTTAAATGGAAAGTTGGCGGCAGTAATAAAGTCAACAGCAGCAGTTGGATACTTGAAGAATGGAAGGCCCCTAAGACTGAACGTCAGTGGGGCTACTATCGCGTACTACACGAAGTAGAAGGATGTAAAGTAAAAGAACTTACAGTCGATCCAGGTAAAAGTTTAAGTATGCAACGACACAAGTATCGTGCAGAACATTGGATGGTAAGTGAAGGCAAATGTATAGTGAATAGTAAAACAGAACACGGATATGCAATGCCATCGAAGCAGTTAACTAAACATCAAGCATTTGATATCCCAGTAAGTGAATGGCATCAACTAACTAATCCCTATGACGTTCCTTGTAGAATAGTAGAAATACAGTATGGAGAGCACTGTATAGAAGAAGACATAGAGAGAGAAGGTTAATGAAAGTATTTGTAGGTTACGACCCAAGAGAAGATATCGCATATCAAGTATGCAAGCACAGTATTATAAGTAAACAACCTAATGCTGTTGTTAAACCGTTGATACAAAAAGAACTTAGAGATAAAGGTTGGTACACTAGACCTGTAGATAAACTTGCAAGTACTGAATTTACATTTACACGCTTCTTAGTTCCCGAACTTTGTAACTTTGAAGGCTGGGCATTGTTTATAGATTGCGATATGATCCTAACAACAGACATCGCCGAACTGTTTGCACAAGCCGACGACCGCTATGCAGTTATGTGTGTTCAACACGATTACAAACCTAAATTAGGTACAAAGATGGACGGACAAACACAAACTGTTTATCCTCGTAAGAACTGGTCAAGTGCAATGTTAATCAACTGCGGCCATCCTAGCAATGCAAAATTAAATATGGACCTAGTTAACGAACCAGAAATTAACGGAGCATACTTACATCGCTTTACTTGGCTTACAGATGAAGAGATCGGTCCTTTAGATCATACATGGAATTACCTAGTAGGAGTTTATGACGATATCAAACGTCCTAAACTAATACACTACACAGAAGGCGGACCGTGGTTTGAAAACTACAGGAACTGCGAGTTCCATACAGAATGGAAACAAGAATTACAGAATATGATGAGGTTATAATGGGTAAAGTTGTTGCAATTGATAGCGAAGGCGGTATTAATTATGCTAAAAAGGGTCACGATTATGATCCTTATTTAAAAAGTTTTATAAAAGGGTCAAACGGCTTCCCATCAAACTGGGATAAAGAAAAAGATACTACTTCAACTCTTGTAATACGAGGTCTTGGCGGCGGCAGTCAAAAAGCAATTAAACATTGTTGGGAAACAGGAAGAGAGTTTTACGCAATCGACACTGGGTATTTTGGTAACGGCAAACATAAAGTATGGCACAGAATCACCTATAATGGATTGCAAAATACTGGACCTATTGTTGAAAGATCTGATAACAGATTAGAAATGTCTTTAGGAAAATGGAAAGACATTTGGACTCCTTTTACGCCTGGCCGAAAAATACTTGTTTGTCCTCCCAGTGATAAGGTTATGAATTTATGGAATCAAGGCTCTGCTAAAGAGTGGACAAATACATTAGTAGAAAAACTAAAGACAATAACTGAACGTCCTATTGAAATTAGAATGAAGCCATTGCGTAGTCAACGAGTAACCAATCAAACAATACAACAGGCATTAGCTAATGACGTACATTGTTTGATTACTTACAATAGTATTGCAGCGACTGAGGCATTACTTGTAGGCAAAGCTGCTATTAGTTTAGGCCCTAATGCTGCACAACTTGTAGGCGAAACTGAATTAAATAATTTAGAAAATCCTAAAATTCCTACAGAGTCAGAAATGTTTGCATTTATGAAACACCTTTCGTATTCACAATTTACTCAAGAAGAAATGGAAAATGGGTATGCATGGAACATCTTAAAGGAACAATCATATGAGTAATTTAACAGTTGCATCATACTTAATGGGTATTCCACCAGGAAATACTAATCCAGAAAAGCCTCAAATTATTGTTAACTTTATTGAAGGTGTTTGGGCAAGTGGCGATACTGGAAGTATTATTTGTGATTATAACCCTGTCGATGCTGATGTAGCTGTGGTACAAGGATTTGTACATCCGGGAAGTAAAAACGGTCCACATTTAAAATTAAGAAAAGATGTCTTTGAAAAACAACAACGTGATAGCAACCGTAGTATTATTGTAGATAGTAATCTATTTTTATATGCAGATCCTAATAATAGAAACAAATTTTTAAGATTTAGTTACGACGGAATTTTTCCAAATACTGGCGAATATTGTAACAACGTGCCCGATCCTGAACGATGGAATTTAATTCAACGTCGATTAGGTATTTCGTTGCAACCATATAAATCTAAAGGTAAAAACATATTAATATGTTGTCAGCGAGACGGTGGTTGGAGTATGGGAAGCGAATCGCTAATGCCGTGGTTAGTAAAAACAATTACATATATCAAAAAATTCTCTGACAGAAATATTGTAATTAGATTCCATCCGGGCGACAAAAAAGTGTTAGAACATAAACGTGCATTAGCAAGGTATAGATTACAAGGTGTAACAATTACGCATTCTGCAAATATACTTCAAGACTTCGAAACTGCATATGCCTTAATCAGCTATAACTCGAGCCCCGGTGTAGCGGCTGCAATTCAAGGCATTCCGGTATTTGTATTAGATCCTTTAAGAAGTCAAGCAGCAGATGTTTCTCATCATGATTTAAAAGATTTAGAAAATATAAAAGATTTTGATAGAGAATTATGGATTCAAAAAATGGCACAGATGCATTGGACATTAGATGAACTTAAGGACGGCACAGCATGGAAACATTTAAGAAAGTGGGCAAAGAAATGAGCAAACAAATAACAGTGGTTACAACATTTCATCCAGCAGGGTTAGTAAAATACGGACAACGATTTTTAGATAGCTTTGCAGCTAGAGTTGATAAGCGTATCAAACTATTTGTGTATGCAGAAGATTGTGATCCAGTTAATCCAGATCCAACTCGTATTGTAATTCTTGATGCAAAAAAAGCATTACCAAAACTAAATGCGTTTAAGGCTAAGTGGGACAAGGTTCCTAAAGCCAATGGCGACATTAGCAAGGACCCTGTACTTAGTTTACGCAAGGACAGTGACAAGGCTTTTAAATGGGATGCTGTACGCTTCGCTAATAAGACATATGCTGTGTATGACGCTTGTACACGCTCTAAGGAGTGGTGTGTGTGGAT